TTATATCTCTTGCTCGCCACCTTGTTAGATGAAGAGCAAGAAGACATACACAAGAGTATGATACCACCAAGGATGATGGTAATCACACTCTTCTTTGCAGTTGATAGGATGATATCTTTCATATTAGAACTTATATGTGATGTTATCAGCCATTTCATTGTACTCTGCTCTTTGATTAATAGAGTCAAAGTCTTTCTTCAAGTCCACAAATACCCAACGGTTTGTACCATAAGGCATATAGTTAAACTTTGTCCCTGACCCATCTTCAAACTGAATTGAGATTACAGAGATGCCTCTTGCAGATAGCAGAGTGATAGCTAACATTAAATTAGCTGAAGTCATTGTTTGCTTCATAAGGATTAGTTGTTAAAATAGTTAGTAATGATATTGTTTGATTCCTCTGCAACAGCAATAGCAGCAGGGATGATTAAGAATACAGATACAGCAATGAATACAGGAAACTGTACTACATCTGTGTATTGTACATTAAATGTTACAGCAATGGCAGCGGCTGTAAGGGCTGTAATGATGGCATAACCTAGTATACCTATCATTATACTAATGAGTAGTTTCATTTGACTTAGTACTTAGAGTAAGTATCTATCATTAGGTGAGGATGCAAGCTGAAGGAGCTTTAGCGACTGACCAGCTAGCTCTGACTTTCTTTCCCTTGAAAGAATTCTTTTGAAGGCTAGCCCTGGTTTTAGCAAGTTGCCTACAGAAGATGGGGGGTGGCCAGGTTTCCACTCTGATGGGGGGAGGCTGACGGGAGGACCTCATCTCCCCCTCCTGCATAGAACTTTTTGAGTCCCTTAATAATTATCTTAAAGTTAAATTTGCAAGATTTAAATTTTATGTGTATATTTGTAGTATGACATTCATTATAGGATTTGTATTAGGTGCTGTAGCAGCACACTGGTACCACACTAAAGACAAGAACAATGATGGAAACACTTACGCATAGTATGCTTATAGTTAATAGTGTAGTCATCATTAGCTTAATCATTTATTATTTCACAACTTATAAAAAGAACAATGGAAAATCAAACTAAACCAGAACCATCAAGAGAACAGATCATCCAGTGGTATAAGGATGAGATTGAGTTAGCTTCCCTTAGAGCTGAGTTATCTAAATTACAGAGAGATGCTACAGTATCCGAGGCTGAGAGATTACAGGCTGTTATGGTGATTGCACAGATCACACAGCAGCCTCAGGAAAATGAAGCACCTAAGGAAGGTGAAGCTAAGACAAGAACTCTTAAAAGAGAAGCTCCTCTAGAGGAAGTACATTAAAAAAATCAAGGGGAGTCACAAGCTCCCCTATTAGTTTATTATGGACATAAACAAATTAACTAGAAAGATTAGATTAGATTCTTTACACACTGCTGTGAAGTATCAGCTTATTACTGAGTTGATATTCCTAAGAAGACAGAGTATTATTGAATCTGATTTAACTTACCTCGCCCTATTAGTGGAGTGGGGTGCTATGCCATTGAAACAATTCTGTAATAATGTAGTTATTCATTTGTTTGGAGCAGAGTCACTAAGAGATTCTGAGAAACATCCAGTGAGAGTTCAAACTGTTCGTAACAGATTAGGGTTACTAGAGAAAAGAGGATTGGTGGTGAAGCAAGGCAAAGGCAAAAAGATAATTGCATTCAATCCTGCCATTGAGATAAAGACAACAGGTAACATATTGTTAGATTATAATTTCTTATACATTGAATCCAAAGAAAGTAAAGAACCTTATACCAGAGTTAGCCAAGAAGTTGCAGCTCTCTGAGGAACAAGTGAAGTCAGTATTAGATGTCTATTGGGATAAAGTAAGAAAGACATTAAGTTCATTAGAATATAATCATATAAATCTAAAAGGTTTAGGATCATTCAATGTTAAACCATGGATGATTGATAAGAAGATTAAAATGAACAAGTGTATCATAGATAGATATATTGAGAATCCAACCTCAGGTGGTTTGACTATTATAAATAACTTATCTAAGGATAATCTAAAGTTAGAGGCAGCCATAGAGAAAGTTAAGGAGTCTAACATTAAAAAAGAAAATATCAGAAATGAAAGGCGTAATCAGAATCTGGAAGGAGAAGAACAAGATTCTTGAGGGTATTAGAAATAATATTTTTAAGAAAGCTGATGTGGAACACATTGCAGCAGAACGTATGGAGACATGCTCTACTTGTCCTCACATAGATACAGAAGGTAGTAAATGTATGGTACCAGGAACAGGGCCATGTTGTGGATTATGTGGATGTTCTTTATCATTAAAGACTAGAGCATTATCTGCAAGTTGTGATGATAAAAGATGGGATGCTGTTTTATCAGAAGAAGAACAAGAATTAGTTGACAGACAAATATCACTAGAAGATGATACGCTATGATACGATTTGATCCAGAAAAACATTCTTATATTGATGATCAATCTCAGGTTTACTTGAGTGCTACTAAGTTAATTGGTATGTACAAGCAACCCTTTGATGGACCAACAGCTGCAGCTAAAGCTTCTAAGAACAGAAAGAGTAAGTGGTATAAAATGCCAGTAGAACAAATCTTAGAAGTGTGGAGTCAAGAATCTAATCGCAGTGTTGTATTAGGTAATTGGTACCATGACCAGAGAGAGAAAGATTTACTCAGCTGTAAAACTGTTTCTTATAATAATTTTGATCTTCCAATTTATACCTCTCATTATAATACCGATGGGTATAAAACAGCAGGAGATCAGAAGTTAGTAGATGGAATTTATCCAGAGCATTTTATATACTTAATATCTGCTGCTATTGCAGGACAGAGTGATAGAGTAACAATCTCAGGTGGTAGAGTGGACATCCTTGATTATAAAACCAACAAAGAAATCAAGACTCAAGGATTCAAAAACTATGAGGGCATAACACAAAAAATGTTATTTCCACTCAGCCACCTAGATGATTGCAATTTGAATCATTATACATTACAGTTATCATTGTACATGTATATTATATTAAAGCATAATCCAATCTTAACTCCAGGTAATTTAACCATTCAACATGTTATCTTTGAAGAAGAGTTTGATAAAGATCCTTATGGATATCCTCTCTATGTAAAAGATGAAGAAGGTAATCCAGTAGTTAAGAATGTAGTGACCTATGATCTTCCTTATTTGAAGGATGAAGTAATTACAATGTTAGAACATTATAAACAAAATAAAAAATGAAATTAAAAGGTAAAAGAGTCTTGTTATCAAGACCAGTGTTAGAGAAATCTGCAATTGAGTTAACTCCAGAAATTCAAGCAAGTCTTCATCAAGAGAACATGAAGAAGTGGACACACTTAGAAGTGTTTGCTGTTGGTGATCAAGTAACAGATATTAATGTAGGTGATATTGTATATCTTCCTAAGAATGCTTTAGAACAATCTGATATTCTAGAAGTAGAAGGAGAAGTTAAAATCATGACAAGTGATTTTCAAATTGCTATTGTATGGTAAAACTATTTGATATAGCAAATGGGGTGGTAATACCATCAGAACATTGCTACACACTTAAAGATCTTAAGGCTGTTATGGATACCTATCCAGACAATCATGTAGATGTTTATGCATATATCTTTTATATGACTTGCCCTAATCCAGAATTAAATCCTTTCTTTGATGTAGTAGAACATGAGAAAGAAGAATTAGTTATGCGGCAATTAAACCCTACATTCACCGCAGAAGATGAGGTGATTATCAGAGCTGTTAAACTATGTCAGAAATTATATGAGACACCAACTCTTAGATCTTATATGGGCATCAAGAAGATGTTGGATAGACTTGCTTATTACATGGAGACAGCACCTATTGAAGCTGGTAGGGATGGTAATATTATGGCTCTTGTTAATACAGCGGCCAAGTTTGAAGACATCAGACAAAGCTTCAAAGGTGCGTACAAAGATCTTATGGAAGAACAACAATCAACTGTCAGAGGAGGACAGAACTTAGCATATGACCAATAAAGACTGCTTGTATGACTGGTTATTTCACTTTAACCACTACACAAAAATGTGGGCTGCATTTAGAAGAGAAGATAGTAATGATTACTTCTCTAATGCTGATAACCCAAACCTAAAAGTTTATAAGTCTACTAAAATAGAAACACTCATTGAGATACTAATCAAGTTTGAGTGTGATATCAAGAAGATTGATAAGATTCAAAATAACTAATGGATTACTTTATTAAAATACCTACTTATGATGCAGATACCAAACTCTGGCTTCACACGATTTACAATACGAGAGAAGAATTTGTTGAATTCCTCAAATCCATTTTCAAAGAGCCAGGACAATATGGATTTGATGAGACCAGTTTCAAATTCAATGAACAAGCCAGACTATTCAATAAAAATAGATTTTACTGCGCAGCACCTCCAAGATCTAAAGACTTCATCTTTTACTGGGATACAGAAAAAGAAAAATGTAGGATGGGGGTTATATTCAAGTCTAAAGACAAGACTTGGTACCTTAGTAGGGACTATTACATGTGGCTTAACTTCCTTCCTATCTACAATAAGGAAGTGGCTAGGTTCACGTTCCCAGATGTAAGAGATGCTCAGTATCACATGGCCTTGTATGAAGACCTTGCAAAGTATTCATATAAGCATGTAGCTATTTTAAAGAAAAGACAGATTGCATCTTCTTATTACCATGCAGCCAAAATGATTAATGGCTATTGGTTTGAAGAAGGTTGGGTTAATAAGATTGCTGCCTCTCTAAAAGATTATATCAATGAGAAAGGTACATGGCGTTTCTTAGATGAGTATAGAAACTTCTTGAATACACACACTGCTTGGTATAGACCTTCACAACCAGATAAGACATTTAACTGGGAACAGAAGATTGAGATTAGTCAGGGTGGTAGAAAGAAAGATGTTGGACTAAAGTCAGTAATGCTTGGAGTTACCTTAGAGAAGGATCCTACAAATGGTGTTGGGGGTCCTTGTTCTTTTTTCTTCCATGAGGAAGCAGGGATTGCACCAAGAATGAATGAAACCCTAGAGTACTTGTTACCAGCTTTGAAATCAGGTATGATTTACACAGGTATGTTTGCTGTTGCAGGATCAGTGGGTGACTTGGATCAGTGTGAACCACTGAGAGATATCATCTATAACCCTGACTCTAAGGATGTATTAGCAGTGGAAACCAACTTGATGGATGATCAAAATCAGATTGGAATGTGTGGTTTATTCATACCTGAGCAGTGGTCAATGATTCCTTGTATTGATGAGTATGGTAACTCATTGGTGGAGAAAGCATTGGAGATGATCATAGAAGAAAGAAAGATTTGGAAGAAGACTCTAAAAGCTAATGATTATCAGTTGAGGATATCACAGAAGCCAACTAATATTCAAGAAGCATTTGCTACAAGAAGTGCATCTATCTGGCCATTGCATTTAATAACACAGCAGATTAGAAGGATAGAAGACAAGGAATATTATTGTGAAACTGTAGAATTAGAATATGATGCACAGGGTAATGTTGAAGCTAAACCAACTAAGAGATTACCTATCATGGAGTTTCCTATCTCACCTAGAACAGAAAACAAAGAAGGTGCTATATTAATATGGGAGAAGCCTATGAAGGATGCACCATTTGGTACATATTATGCATCAGTCGATCCAGTGGGTGAAGGCAAGACAACAACCTCTGATTCATTATGTAGTATATTTGTGTATAAGAGTCCTGTGCAGATAACTAAAAAGAAACTAGATGGTAGCATAGAGAATGCTATTGAAGGTGATAAGATAGTTGCATCTTGGTGTGGTAGATATGATGACCTGACTAAGACACATGAAACTCTTGAGAAGTTGATTACATATTATGGAGCATGGACAGTAGTAGAAAATAATATATCATTATTTATACAGCACATGATTCATAAAAAGAAACAAAAATATTTAGTACCTAAGTCACAGATATTATTCTTAAAAGACTTGGGTTCTAATGCTAATGTGTTTCAAGAATATGGCTGGAAGAATACAGGTATATTATTTAAGACACATCTTATATCATATGGAGTGCAGTTCTTAACAGAAGAGATAGATCATGAAACAAAAGAAGATGGAGAGATAATTAAGACTACATATGGTGTAGAAAGAATTCCTGATCCTATATTGTTAAAAGAAATGCAGCAGTATAGAGAAGGATTAAACGTGGATAGATTAGTAGCATTCTGTGCATTAGTAGCCTTTGCAAAGGTTCAGCAATCTAATAGAGGAATGCCACATAAGGTTGAAACTGAAACAAATCCTAGAAATAATTCGCAAAAGTCATCAAATTTGAGTAAATTAGGTATAAGCCCCTTTCGCAATCTAGGGAAATCTGTTTCACGTGGAACAGATAAAGTAGTTAAACAAGCATTTAAGAATTTAAAATAGATAATTATGCCATTAGTAGTTAACGCATTACAAGCCAAGAAAGGTGTAAAGAGTGATTACACTAGAATGGGTACGCTGACTCAGCCTATTCAATTTTTACCAAAGGTACAGAAGGATGAACAATGGGGATGTTGGAATATGGATTGGTTTGAGATGGAAGGTATCAGACAGCTTAGAAGAAATGCAAGAAAGCTTTTGAAAAACTATAAGATTGCAAACAGCATTATAGATAGAACAGATTATATAGTTGAAGAGGATAATGAGTATGCAGACTTATTACAAGTTTTAACTAAAGAAGATGCATCTGCTTTAGAGCTTAAGTTCTATCCTATTATCCCTAATGTTATTAATGTAATGGTTGGGGAGTTTTCAAAACGTAGTGATAAAGTACAGTATGTCAGTACTGATCAAGCATCTTACAATGAAATGCTTGAAGCAAAAAGAGGAATGATTGAGGAGATATTAGTTAAGCAAGCAGAAACTCAACTTGCTATGAATCTAATCAATCAAGGAGCAGATCCTGAATCAGAAGAATTTAAACAAGCATTATCTCCTGAGAATATTAAGTCTTTACCACAGATTGAAGAATTCTTTAAGAAGGATTATAGATCTATGGTAGAACAGTGGGCAGTACATCAGCATGAAGCAGATGTTGAAAGATTTAAAATAAAAGAGTTAGAGACTAGAGCATTCAGAGATATGCTTATCACTGATAGAGAGTTCTGGCATTTTAGAATGGATGAGGATGATTATGAAGTAGAATTATGGAACCCAGTTCTTACATTCTATCACAAGTCTCCTGATGTAAGATATATTTCACAAGGTAATTTCGTAGGTAAAATTGAACTTCATACTGTCTCTGATATCATTGACAGATATGGTTATATGATGGATGATGAACAACTTAGATCACTTGAAAGCATTTACCCTAAAAAGGCTGCTGGATACCCTATTCAGGGTTATCAAAATGATGGTACTTTCTATGATGGTACTCGTAGTTATCAGTGGAACACTAGCTCTCCTAGTCTTGGTTTTAGGCAGTTTACTTCTGTCAACGATTATTTCTTGGCTGCTGGAGATGATATCATCACTCGCATCCTCAATGAAAGCGAAGACTTAGCAGACTTTGGTACATATCAATTACTAAGAGTAACAACATGTTATTGGAAGTCTCAAAGAATGGTAGGTCACCTTACTAGAATAGATGCTGAGACAGGAATGAAAATGCATGAGGTAGTAACTGAAGATTATCAAATCACAGTTCCTCCACTGTATGACACTAAAGTTATCAAGAATAAAAATGCTGAAACATTAATTCAGGGAGAACACATTGATTGGATTTGGATTAACCAAGTATGGGGTGGATTGAAGATTGGACCTAACAGACCAAGCTTCTATGGTAACTCTGACTATATGGGATTACAACCAATCTACTTAAATATCAAACCTATTAAGTTCCAATTCAAAGGAGATTATACTTTATATGGATGTAAACTTCCTGTAGAAGGATCAGTGTTTACAGATCGTAACTCTAGATCTGTATCTATGGTAGATAAGATGAAGCCATTCCAGATTGGATATAACTTAGTTAACAATCAGATTGCTGATATCTTAGTTGATGAATTAGGTACAGTTATTATGTTGGATCACAATGCTTTACCTAAACATTCAGCAGGTGAAGATTGGGGTAAGAACAACTATGCTAAAGCATATGTTGCAATGAAAAACTTCCAGATTCTTCCTTTAGATACAAGTATTACTAACACTGAAAACCCATTAGGATTTAATCATTACCAAGTATTAAATCTTGAGCAGACACAAAGGATGATGTCAAGGGTTCAACTTGCTACATATTTTAAGCAACAAGCATATGAAGTTATTGGAGTTACACCTCAGCGTATGGGACAAGTTAACTCTCAAGAAACAGCGACAGGAGTAGAGCAAGCAGTGAATGCAAGTTACTCTCAAACTGAGATGTACTTTGTACAACACTCTGAGCATTTAATGCCAAGAGTACATCAGATGAGAACAGATTTAGCACAGTTCTATAACTCACGTAGACCATCTATAAGATTATCTTATATGACTTCTATGGATGAGAAAGTAAACTTTGAGATGAATGGTACTGAATTGTTAGCCAGAGAGTTAAATGTATTTGTATCTACTAAGGTTAACCATAAAACTATTATGGAACAAATCAAGCAGATGGCTATTCAGAATAACACAGCAGGTGCTAGCATCTATGATCTTGCTTCTATTGTTAAGGCTGAGTCTATGGCTGAGGTTACACATGCTATGAAGGCTATTGAGCAGAAAACAAATGCTCAGCGTCAAGAACAAATGCAGCAAGAACAACAATTACAACAGCAACAAATTCAAGCACAGCAACAAGCACAAGAAGCTAAGCAAAGATTTGAAGCTGAGCAAGCTATGTTGGATAGACAAACTCAAATCCAAGTGGCTGAGATTAAAGGTGCTGGTTATCAGGTAAATGATTTAAATCAAAACGAGCAAAGTGACTATCTTGATTCTTTACAGTATTTGGCTAAGCAACGCCAAGAATCTGAAGCTCTCAATATCAAAAGGGAAGCAGAAATTAATAAAAATAATAGAGAAAATCAGAAGATGAATCTAAAACAGCAAGAGCTTCAAACTAGAGAAGACATTGCTAATAAGCAGCTTGAGATAGCCAAAGCAAATAAAAATAAGTATGATTCTAAGAAGGATAAAAAATAATAGCCATATAATACAATTTATTTACAGCAATCTTAACTAAGGTAACCTTTTAAAGTTTAAAATTGCATATATTATAATAAGGAACAATCCTAAAACCAACAACATATGAGTTCCCAAGAAAACAATGCTCCAGATTTGAATCTGAATGAGTTCTTAGCAATGCCTGGTGCAGATGATATGCTTACAGCACCAGAAAGTAGTAAAACAACTGTCTTTTCTAAACCAAAAGATTTAGATACTACATTCTTAGAAGCTAAAGAAGCTATGAAGAATGAAGAGGAAAAAGAAGAAGGAAAGAAAGATGAGTTAAAACCAGCAGAGTTAGAAGCTGTTAAGGAAGTAATATCAGACTTATTTGATGAGACTGATGATACTCCTAAAGCTGCTGGTAGACCAAAGGTTGACAAGTCAGGCTTAGTAGATACATTCTCTAAGTTAATTGATGAAGGTCTTATTGTACCTTTTGATGATGAGAAACCTCTTGATGAATATTCTACAAAAGATTGGAAGGAGTTACTCCAAGCCAATTTTGAAGAAAGAGAAAATAAAGTAAAGCAGGAAGTACCTGCATCGTTCTTTGAATCACTACCTGATGAATTAAAATATGCTTACAAGTATATTTCAGATGGTGGTCAAGACTTAAAAGGATTATTCAGAGCTCTTTCTCATGTAGAGGAAGTAAGACAACTTGATCCATCAGATGATAATGATCAAGAGTTTATTGCTCGTCAATATCTAAGAGCTACTCAGTTTGGAAATGAAGATGAGATTTCTGAGGAAATTGAAACATGGAAAGACTTAGGAACTCTAGGTAAGAAGGCTTCTCAGTTTAAACCAAAGTTGGATAAGATGCAACAAGAAGTTGTGGCTTATCAATTACAACAACAAGAACAATTTAAACAACAGCAGCAAGAGGCAGCTCACCAATTCATGGATAATGTCTATAATACATTGAAAGATGGACATTTAAATGGAGTGAGAATGGATAAGAAAACTCAAGCATTCTTATTCACTGAGTTAACTCAACCTAAGTATCAATCTTTACAAGGAAGAAATACTAACTTGTTAGGACACTTACTTGAGAGATATCAGTTTGTAGAGCCTAGATATGATTTAATTGCTGAAACATTATGGTTGTTAGCAGATCCTGAAGGATTTAAAAACAATGTAAGACAGCAAGCTAAAAATGAAGTTACTCAAGAAACTGTAAGAAAGTTAAAAACAGAAGAAAGTAAAAAGATATCTTCTACTATGACTGAGGAAGAAGAATCAAAACCAGCTAGAAGAACTATACCAAGACAACAAAATATATTTAAAAGATAACCTAATACTAACAAAAACTAGAAAAAATGGCTACACCAGTAATGAACAATGGCCTCTTCTTGCGTGATACTCAGTATCAAGCAAGTTCTCATGTTGACAGTTACCATCTTGTCAATATGTTACGAGGCACAGAACCGATGGACATGGGTCCTGTGGACCTTTGGGCAATGGCTCAAAAAGTAGAGATGCCTCTTTATCAGATGGCTTCTTTTGGAGGTAAGAATACCATCATGGTAGACAACCCTCGTGGAGAGTACAAATGGCAAACTCCAACAGTACAAGATCTTCCTTACATTGTAGAGAATATCGAAAATGCTGCAGTAGGTGCTGATGGTACTAACTTCAAAATCAAATTGAACAAGCGTATCTTTGGTCATGGTGATATCATCACTTATGATAAGTACAATGGTATGGAACTTTACATCACAGCTGATGATATTATCCCAGCAGGTGACGGTTTCATCTACACTGTTCAGTTAGTGAACAATGATAATACAGCTAATCTTCAGTCTGTTTACATGGATGCAGGTACTAAGTACTTCAGAAAAGGTTCTGCTCGTGGTGAATATGGTGAGAGATTCTCTGATATCTCTGTTCAAACAGGATTCCGTGAGTACTACAACTATGTTGGTGGTGCTGAAGCTCATGTTCATTATTCAATCTCTTCTCGTGCTGAGTTGATGATGAAAGGTGGATTAAATGCAGATGGAACATTACCTGTTACTGAGATCTGGAAAATGTTTGATAAGAACTTAGATCCTTCAATCACTTCATTAGAGACAATGGTTTCTAAGATGGGTAAGGAGTATGTTAAGCGTGCTTATGACAATGGAACATTAACTCGTTCATTTGTTACAGCTTTAGAAGCAGCTCACTTAACTAAGATTGCTACTGACATTGAAACTTACTTAATGTGGGGACAAGGTGGTAGAATTAAGCAAGATGGTCCAGATGATATCAGATTATCTGTCGGTCTTTGGAAGCAGTTAGATAGTGCTTACAAGCGTATCTACAACAAAGGTCAGTTCTCTCTTGAATTATTCCGTGCTGAGATCTTCAACTTCTACAATGGTAAGGTTGAGTTCAAAGGACCAGATCCTAAGCGTGAACTTATTGTTCAAACAGGTATTGGTGGAATGAAGCTTGTT